AGGTTTTCAGTCTAGGAAAGGCGAAGCCTATCCGGTGTTCCTGAGAAAAGCTTGGGAGGCCGTCTTCGAAAAAGACGGTTCTCTCAAGCCCACTTCTCTGGTTCAAACGGGTGCCATTGTTTGTATACGACAGCTTTCTGCTGTCTACTACAAGCTTGAGTTGCCTCATACCGAAGAACAAGTTAACACTGTCATTACCGCCTTTTTACAGGCGGAAGATGACCTTGGTCAGCTTGATCTTATGGGTACCGGTCCAGCAGCATTGCTGGGCCGGGCTCGTAATATCGTCGGTCGTTTGTTGTCTGGGAGTAATCCCTTCGACATTCAACCGCGTCACGGTAGTGGTGCGTCTGCCTGCAGGGTAAAACCTGTAGACAGATACTCTTCATTTAGGTATATTGATCGATTGAATCGATCTTATCCTTATGACGAGTACTTCTTCAGCGGTAAACATGACCTATGTGATAACATGGATCGTTTGTTTAACGCCGAGGAGGCAGAACCGGAGGCTAGAGTGGTAATGGTCCATAAGGACTCGAGAGGTCCGCGACTGATTAGTTGCGAACCTCGTGAGTTCATGTACATACAGCAAGGCCTCATGGCCAAGTTATATGATGCTATAGACCACCACCCTACAATAGCGCGTATGGTCAGTTGTACTGACCAGACGCGAAACCAAGAATTAGCACGGGAGGCCTCTATAAGAGACCACCTTGCTACCTTGGACCTAAAAGAAGCTTCGGATCGAGTTTCGTGGGAACTAGTTTGCACTATGTTTCCACAAAGCTGGATACGAGCGTTCGACTCATGTCGTACACGCTCGACCGTTCTTCCTGATGGCACATCTGTGCCATTAGACAAATTCGCACCTATGGGATCAGCTTGCTGTTTCCCTGTAGAGGCGATTTGTTTCTGGGCTATTGTCCTTGCGGCTACCTATTCTAAAGAAGCGATTAATCGTATCTTTGCGAATAGGCCACGTGAGACAGACATGCAAATGTCTGTCTTCGGGGACGATATCATTGTTGCATCAGAGAATTCTGATGCGGCTGTCGGAGCACTTGAATCTGTTGGACTTTTAGTCAACAAAGACAAGTCATTCAGGACCGGACCCTTTCGAGAGTCCTGCGGCGGTGACTACTATTTTGGTAGTTACGTCGCTCCTGTAAGGCTGAAGAGCCTCCCGACCAATGATAAACGGGGGCAAGCCAGAACGTGTGATGTTTTAAACAACATCATGGCACGTTATGGTTTGCAGGACACTGAAGTGGCCTGCCACGACCTTTACAAGTCGTGGTACGGAGAGCCAGTCGTAACGTCTAAGTTTCGACTGGATCGCCAACATGATATAGTCACGTGCTCGATTGAGCACGATGGCCTATGTCTTATTGGTTCCTACACTAGTGTTCCCAAACGCACACGGAAACGTACCAACGGCGCTTTACAACGCCGTGAGTATTTGTGTCTGTGTGAGCATCCAATCTACAATGATGTAGAGCTGAATGACTGGAGTCATATTCTCCGCCGAGGTTTATTGAACCTCGGTGATAGAACTGCTTCCCGTTACGCGCTTGCTAGGCGCGTTCGCTATAAATATAGCTGGGTTTGTCTGTAGTGTACAGGCATTTAGAAAGACCTTTCTTTCTAGGGATATCTCGCAGGAG